CTGGATTATAACTGGTGGGATAAGTTCTGGGCTTCCGTGTTCGGAGCGTCCACCGATCTGGGTGTGCTGGATCAGAGTATGAAGCTGGATTTTAACCCGAATACCGTGGCCGAAATGTCAGCCTACGTTGCCGAGTTGGTCAGCGCAATCCGGCAGGGTGAAAGTGTTCCGGAGGAGGATCTGCGCAACCTGCAGGCCATCGTAGAATTCCTGAATGGGCTGGACGTAACCGGCACCGGCGCACACATCCGCGAGGGCATAGCCCAGGGCATGACGGAAGCGGGCTTTGACAGCGATGCGGAGATAGTTGCGAGTAATCTGGAGACCGCGCTGAATACGGTGCTTGACATTCATTCGCCAGCTCAGCGCGTAAAGCCGATAGGTGAAAACACCGCGGCAGGCATTGGCGAAGGCATGAGCGGCTATGACTTCTTCTCCGATGCACAGAGCGTCTCTTCCGCCATAGAGTCCGCATTGCAGACCGTGCTGACGGGCGAAAGCCTGAAGGGCGCCGGAAATACCGCAATGCAGGGGCTGGGCAGCGCAATGAGCGCATATCCCATGTCCGACACAGGCCGCGCGGTCGCCACGAATGTACGTTCGGCAGTTCATGCCAGTCTGAATGGAAACACCCTGCGTTCTGCAGGCGTCAACGCTATGGCAGGGCTTCGGGCAGGCGTCCTTGCCGGGCGCTCCGGCGTGATCTCCGCCATGCGCTCCGCCGCCCGTGAAGCCGTAAACGCCGCGAAGAAGGAACTGAAAATCAAGAGTCCTTCGCAGGTGTTTCGGGACGAAGTAGGCGTGATGACCATGCGCGGCTTCGGCGCAGGCGTGCTGAAGGAGAGCAAAGAGCAGGCGAAGATTATCCGCAACGCCTCCCGCTTCCTGACGGGCGAAGCGCAGACCGGCGCGATTGTCCAAAGCAGCAGCGACAACCGCAGAACCTATAACAACAACGTGTCCTCCACCATTCAGGTACAGCAGATGGTGGTGCGGGACGAGCAGGATATTCGCTCCCTGGCAGTTGAGATTGCGGCGCTGACCAGACGGCAGCAGCGAGGAAAGGGGCTGAGAATGGCGTGAGCAGAATGAGAGGTGTTACTCTATGAACGACTGGTTTTCCTGGAACGGCGTGAAATGCACGGAATATGGGATTCATGTGCTGGAGCAGCCGCCGATGACAATACCCGCTGAACGTGCGACCTTCACCAATATCCCCGGCCGCTCCGGCAGCCTGACCACGCTGGAAGGGGACGCGGTGTACGACGATCTGCTCCTGACTGCTCAGTGCCTGCTCCCCGACCCGGCGAAAATCCCCGCCGTGGCCGCGTGGCTGAGGGGCGGCGGGAAGGTCACGTTCGCCAACCGTCCGGGCGGGTTTTATCATGCCCGGATCGTGAATCAGATTCCTTTTGAAAAGGTGCTGCGGGGCAATCCCCATCGCAGCTTTTCAGTCAACTTCCGCTGCAAGCCCTTCTGGTATCAGGAAAACGTTCCCGTCATTACGGTGGTGGAATCGGGCGCGTTCATCACGAACCCCGGAACCGTAGCCTCCGAGCCTGTGGTGACCGTGTACGGCAGCGGAACCATTACCCTCATGATCGGCATGACCCTTGTGGAGCTGGAAAACATCGACGGCAGCATTACGCTGGACACGCCCCTGCAGGAGGCATATAAAGGACTGGACAGCCTGAACAGCGCCATGAGCGGAGATTTTCCCCTGCTGCAGGCCGGAACCAACGCCGTCAGCTGGACCGGGAACGTGAGCCGGGTGGAGATCCAGCCCAACTGGCGCTTTCTGGTATAATCGTCTGTCCCGCCTGTCGCAGTTCCCTTTCGGAAACTGCGAGACGGGACAGTAAGGCATATAGAAGCGTGATCACTCTTCTTACTTTTATTATATCACTGCAGCCTGAACAAGCCAAGGGCAAAATTGTAAATCGTTCCAGAAGAAAGAAGAGCCTGTCTTGTGCCTGCAAAGAAAAACTGCTGTTGGAACGACTTTACTTGAGGAAAAAGCCGGGACACGTTATAATATAAGGGAATCCTGCATGAACGAGGTAAACGCCCATGATCACGCTGCGCTGTGTGGTGGAAAGGATCACCTATCAGAACCCGGAAAACGGCTATACCGTGCTTCGCGCCGCCGTCAGGAACTACAAGGAGCTGGTGACGGTGGTGGGCAACCTGCTGGACGTAAACGTGGGTTCTGTCCTGCTGCTTCAGGGAGACTGGAAGGTGGATCCCAAGTACGGGAATCAGTTCTGTGCGGAGAAATGGGAGGAAACCATGCCGGCCACCGTCTACGGCATTGAGAAATACCTGGGCAGTGGATTGATCAGGGGCGTGGGACCCAAATTCGCCGGACGGATCGTCCGGACATTCGGCACGGATACCCTGACGGTGATCGAAGAGGAAACAGACCGGCTGCTGCTGGTTCCCGGCATTGGAGAAAAGCGGGTTCAGATGATCCGGGACAGCTGGGAAAAGCAGAAGGAGATCAGGAACATCATGCTCTTTCTCCAGAGCCATAGCGTCAGCACGTCCTTCGCGGCGAAGATCTACAAGGTTTACGGCAACGAAAGCATTCAGGTGGTCAGGGAGAATCCCTACCGCCTTGCGGACGATATCTGGGGCGTGGGCTTTAAAACGGCGGACGGACTGGCGGAAAAGCTGGGCTTTGCCAAAGACGACCCTCTCCGCTGCCGCAGCGGGATTCTTTACACCCTGAATGCGCTGGCGGACGAGGGGCATGTGTACGCCGAGCAGGAGCAGCTGCTCCGAAAGGCCGAGGAACTGCTGGAAGCGAAAAGAGAATCCATCTCCGCCGCCCTGGAAGCGATGCTGGGCACAGAGGATCTGAAGCAGGACGGCGAGGCCATTTATCTGCCGCCCTTTTACTACGCCGAGATCGGCATGGCGGCAAAGCTGAAAAGGCTGGCGGCTGATACGGACGGTCTCCCGTCCGAAGCCCGCGCAGACTTTGAGCGGCTTGCGAAAAAGACCGGGCTCAACTACGATGAGATCCAGAAGGACGCCATTCTGAAGGCCACGGTTTCCAAAGTAATGGTGCTGACAGGCGGCCCGGGCACCGGCAAGACCACCACGACCCTGGGCATGATCGCGGTGCTCCGCTCCCGGGGCAAGCGTATCCTGCTGGCGGCTCCCACAGGCCGCGCCGCCAAGCGGATGACCGAGACCACGGGCATGGAAGCCCGAACCATCCACCGCCTGCTGGAGTTCAAGCCCCCGGAGGGCTATCAGCGCAACGAGGAGAACCGGCTGGAGGGGGACGTGCTCATTGTGGACGAGTGTTCCATGATCGACGTCATCCTGATGAACGCCCTGCTCAAGGCGATCCCGCCCCGGATGCAGCTGATTCTGGTAGGAGATGTGGACCAGCTTCCCTCCGTGGGCGCGGGGAACGTGCTGCGGGATATCATCGATTCCGGCGTGTTCCCGGTGGTACGCCTGACGCGGATCTTCCGGCAGGCGCAGAGCAGCCGCATTATCCTGAACGCTCACCGGATCAACGCCGGGGAGTTCCCCGACCTGAGCAACGGCGCGGGAACGGACTTTTTCTTCGTTCCGGCCGAGGAGCCGGAAACCGCCGCTCAGGAGATTGTCAGGCTGGTGAAGACAAGGCTGCCCAAATACCGGCAGGTGCTTCCCTCGGAAATCCAGGTGCTGACGCCCATGCAGCGGGGCGCGGTGGGAGCGTCCAACCTGAACACGCTGCTGCAGGAGGCGCTGAATCCGTCGGAGACATGCCTGCGCCGCAGCGGATACAGCTTCCGGCTTTACGACAAGGTGATGCAGATCCGGAACAACTATGACAAGGAAGTCTTCAACGGAGACGTTGGAACGATTTCAGCGCTGAATCCGGAAGAGAGAAATCTTCGCGTCCGCTTCGACGACCGGGAAGTAGAATACGACGTAACGGAGCTGGACGAGCTGGCGCAGGCCTACGCCGTCACCATCCACAAATCCCAGGGCAGCGAAAGCGAATACCCCATCGTGGTCATGCCCATGCTGATGACCCACTTTGTCATGCTGCAGCGAAATCTTCTCTATACGGGCGTCACCCGGGCGAAAAAGCTGCTGGTGCTGGTGGGCACGAAAAAAGCGGTCGGATACGCCGTGCGGAACGTGACCGTCACCAGCCGAAACACCAGACTGAAGGAAAGACTGCAGGGAGAATAAGCGGGAACAGCCATGGAACCCTGACGGCAGATCGAATGGAGGATGAATCCAGTGCATGATTTTGAAGAAAGCATCCAGCCTAATCCGTTTCTGAAGGCGCTGCTGCTGGATGCGGTCGAGAACCAGGTCCGTGACAAAAGTTATGCTGAAGTACCTCTGCACGACGCTGCATGACGGCGTGCCCTTTGACGGGAAAGCCTACGCCCAGGATCTGAAACAGCTGACATGAGAATAGTGAAACGGCATGACACGGCGCTGTCCGCAGGGACGGCGCTTTCTTTATGCCCTGTCAGGAGGTGTTATCCCCATGATCTGCGTTTATCCGCCCGACTGCGCCGATTTTTCCAATAACGGCCTGGGCGCGGTCCGACCCCTTTCCTGCACGGTTACGGAGACCCTTAACGGGGAATGGGAGCTGACGCTGGTTCATCCCATCGACGAGGACAACCGGTGGTCCCGCCTGTCGGAAGGGTTTATCCTGCGGGCGCCCGTTCCCGCCGCCATGACCCCGGCGGTCAACTTCTCCGCCTCCTTCACCGGCACGGAATACGGCCGCGACGTGTACGCGGTGGATACGGACAGGGACTTTGCTTCCGTGCGAAAGGGTACCCTGCGGCTGCGAACCGGCCCCGGAACCGGTTACAAGGTTCTTCAGCAGTACCCTCACGGCACGTCCGTCAATGTGCTGGATACGTCCAACGCCGGCTGGTACGAGGTCGTTCTGCCGGACGGCAAGCGGGGCTATATGGACAGCCGCTTTCTCCGGCACAGCCGCACGGAAGCCACCTTTACAGAGGCGATTCGCTCCGTGGCGGAAAGCCGCCCTCTGCGGGACCAGCCCTTCCGCATTTACCGGGTCGTGCCGGAGCTGAGCAGGGTCACGGTATATGCCCGTCACATTTTCTACGACCTGCTGGACAACATGGTGCGGGAGTATCGCCCCTCTCCCGCCGCTTCCGGAGCCGCCGTGGTGAAAGGACTGTCGGAGCGCTGCCTGTCGCCTCACGGCTTCCGCTTCTATTCCGATCTTTCCGGTACAGCCCAGGACGTTTCCTTTCAGAACGTGAACCCTGTGGAAGCCCTGCTGGGAGAGGACGGCGTGACAGGCAAATACCAGGGCGAGCTGGCCCGGGACTGGTACGACGTGTATCTGGTTCAGCGGGTAGGCCGGGATACGGATATACAGATTCGTGAAGGAAAAAATCTGCTGGGGATTTCCTATGACGTGGACGAGACCGGCGTGACCACCCGTATTCTGCCAACCGGAGAGGACAGGGACGGCAACGTGCTGTATCTGCCGGAACTGTACGTGGACAGCCCCTGTCTGAACAGCTATCCCCATCCCAAATGGATGCACCTGCCCGTTTCCGAGGTCAGAGAGTCGGACGACGGGGACAAGCCGAAAACAAAGGAACAATGCTTTGTTGAATTGCGGCAGGCTGCGCAGGCCCAGTACGCCGCGGGCTGTGATCTGCCTGACGTAACGCTGAAGGTGGACTTTCTGAATCTGCGGAATACCGAGGAATATAAGCAATTCGGTATTTTATCGGAAATCTATCTGGGCGACAGCGTGCGGGTTATCGTTCCAAGGCTTGCGGTGGAGGTCTCCATGCGCATGATCCAGTATACCTACGACTGCCTGCTGCAGAAGTACACCGCCATGACCCTGGGCACGGCTGCGGATACCCTGGAGGACGTGACCGTCTCCTCCCGGCAGCTGGCCTCCGGCTCCATCACCGGCTCCAAGCTGGCCCTGAATACCATCGGGGCGGGACAGCTGATCAACGGTTCCGTAGGCTCGCTGAAAATCAAAAACGCCGCCGTCGGCTCCGCGCATATCCAGACGGCGGCCATTACGGAGGCCCATATCGCCAGAGCCCTGATCGAAACCCTGAACGTGAACGCCCTGACAGCGGTGACCGCCAGGATCCGGGAGCTGGCGGCGGGCAGCGTTACCACGGACCAGCTGTACGCTTCCGTCGCCGCCATTGCCGCCGCCCAGATCACCGCCGCCAATATTGTCAACGCCCATGTGAACTGGGCGGAAATCGATTCTCTTTCTGTGGCCATCGCAAGGATCGGCCGGGCCCAGCTGACCACGGCCAACATTGCCAGCGCCGACATTGAATGGGCCTCCATCCAGACACTTTCCGCAGCCATTGCCGCCGTGGCCGGAGCCAGCATCCAAACAGCGGATATCGACTGGGCGCGTATCAAAGATCTGGCGACCGATACCGCGATTATTACAAAAGGCGTAGGCGGCAGGCTGTACATCAGCGATCTGGCGGTGACGGAGGGCAACATGGTCAGCCTGACCGTAGGCGAGCTGGTGGTCAAGGGAACGGACGGACGCTTTTACGCCGTTTCTGTGGACGAGGACGGCAGCGTCACCAGCACATTGAAACAGATCGGCAACGACGACGTTCAGGACGCTTCGATTGACGGCGGCGAGAAGATCATCAAGGGCAGCATCACGGCGAAAACGCTGAACGTGCAGAATATCTTTGGTGATACCGCCGTTATCCGTTCCCTCATCGCCGCCAATCTGGACGTGGACGCGCTGTTCGCCCGGGAGGCAACCGTGACTGCGCTGAACGCCGTCGATATTCGCGGCAACCGGTTCCTGCGGCTCCTGGTGGACGGCAAGGCGGATCAGGAAAGCGTGGACGGTCTGACAGAACGGATGAGCCGGGCGGAGCTGAAGCTCACCGACAGCGCCATCGTGTCCGCGGTGACCGGCTCCGAGACCTACCGGCAGGACCGGCAAAAGCTGCGCGACGATCTGGAAGCCCTGATCCGAGACAGGGAGAACTGGCATATCGCGGACCAGCCTCCCAAGGCTCCCGCGGCGGATACGCTCTGGCTGGATACCTCCGTTACGCCCCATCTGCTGAAACGCTGGGACGGCGCGGAGTGGGTCTCCTGCGGCGCTGAAACGGATCTTTCCCAGTACTACACCAAAACGGAGATGGACACCCGCCTGGAACAGACGGACAGCAGCATTGCGGCGCTGTCCAATCGCATAACCACGACGGCCGGCGACGCGGCCGCGCTGGCAGCCCGTCTGGAGCAGGCGGAGCTGAAGATCACCCCGGAGGCCATTACCTCTGCGGTGCGGGAGACGGGGCTGTATCAGTACGGCGCCTATGAGGGCCGCAACTACCTGCGTTCCTCCGGCGATACGCTGACCTTTACCAACGGCAATCTGGTGGAAAACGGCGAGGAAACATCCCGGCGGTATGTGACCCTGCCCTTCTCCCAGGATCTGTTCGCGCACTCGGGAAACGCTTCTTCTCTGTATCTTTCCTTTGATATCCGGAGAACGGACGTCGCCCTGGACGGCAGTAACAGCGTCAGGGCCTACGCCGGGTTCTGGTTCCGCTATACGGCGACGGACGCGGAAGGCAGCGTTTCCAACGGCGACCGGGGCTGGTACAGGCGGGTCACGGACGCCGGCTTCGTCTCCACGGACGAGGACTGGGTACGTATAAAACTGGGACCGCTGGATCTGTCCGGCTTCAACGCCGCTTCCCTGCGGGATTTCCAGATTGGCATTAACGCCGCCTGTGAAGTGACCGGCACGGTACAGATCCGCCATATTCTGGTGGAAGCCAACAGCCAGACGGGGATCTGGTCCCCCGCACCAGAGGAGCTGGACTCGGTGGCGGAGCGGCTGGCGCTGGCGGAGAGCTTCATCCGGCAGAACGCTTCCTCCATCGCCCTGAAGGTCTCTCAGGCCGAGTTCGACCAGCGGATGGAGGAGGCGGCTCTCACCATCTCCCCGGAGCAGATCATCTCGGCGGTCCGCTCCTCTACGGGCTTATACCATTACGAGCCCTACGCCGGGCGGAACTATGCGCTGGACTCGGAAAAGACCCGGACCTTCGTGGACGGTTTTCTCCTGAACGAGGACGGGACCGCGTCGGCTAACCGCTTTGCCATTCTGAAATTCTCGCCGGATCTGTTTGCAAACTCCACCGGCAGCGCGGGCCTGCGGCTGTCCTTTGATATCAAATACAGCGATGTGGTCCCGGCGGACGGCAAGGTCTTTTCCTGCTGGTTCTATTATACAAAGCTCAGCGACGCGGGCGAACCGGTCACCTCCGGCGTGGGCTGGCACCTGAGCGGCTCCGGCACGGTCACCACAGACTGGCAGCGGATCCGGCTGGGACCGGTCAAAATGGAAAACTACGGCGCAACCGGACTGTCCTATCTGGCCCTGGGCCTGAACGCCTCCTTCCCCGTGACCGGCATGACCCAAATTCGCCGGGTAATGGTGGAGTATGGCGACGCCTTTACCGACTGGGACATGGCTCCGGAGGACCCGGACGCCCTGGTGCTGCGCCTGCGGCGGGCGGAGAGCAGTATTACCCAGAACGCCATTCAGATTTCCACCCGGGTGTCCCGGGACGGGATCATCAGCGCCATTAACCAGTCGGCGGAAGCGGTGTCCATTCTGGCCTCGAAGATTAATTTCAACGGTCTGGTCACCGCTAATCAGTATTTCAAAATCAATACTGATGGAAGTATGACATGCACCAACGGCACCTTCTCCGGCGTCCTCAGCGGCGCTACGGGCACGTTTTCCGGAGCCCTGTCCGCCGCCACCGGCACTTTCGCCGGGATGCTCTCGGCGGCTACGGGCACCTTTTCCGGCACGCTGTCCGCCGGGAACTGGACGTTCAACAGCAACGGAAGCGTGTATTCCAACGGGAATTACGCCGTTTACATGAACGTGTCCGGCGGCGTGGCCAATTTCTACACCCGAAACCTTGCCGCCGTCTACGGCTCCACCAGCTACAATGACACCACCATTTACGGAGGAGCGGTGACGCTGAACTGCGCTTCCACAGGCCAGAGCGTCTCCGCCCGGAACGGCTACTGGGGCTCCTACAGCTACACGGACGTGTGCCTGGTCTGCGACCAGAGCGGCGGCTCCTATGCCTCGGCCCGCGGGAACCTGGGTACCCGGGACAACCGCTGGGACATTCTGTGGGTGGATACGATCCACTACAACAGCCGGGCCAGCGATTCCAGCCGGGAGATCAAGCATGACATTCAGCTGCTACCCGCCATGGGAGACAAAATGGACAGGCTGGTTCCCGTGTCTTTCATCTATAACGACGACCGGCGGAACTGGAAGCGTTATGGTTTGATCTACGAGGATACCCTTCCGGTGATGCCGGAGATCTGCCATGAAATCAGGGAAGGCGACGGCATTTCCAAAGGCATCAGCTACGAAGACCTGATCGCCGTGCTGGTGAAGGAGGTGCAGGAGCTTCGGGCGCGGGTGGCCGCGCTGGAGACAAAGCGGAAAAAATAAACGACGAACAGCCTGTACCTTCTTTGATCGTCTGCATCATTAGCCATCAATATTTTCTGAGCACGGGCCGCTTCTCTTTCCGGGAAGCGGCTTTGCTATACAACAACACGGCTGACAGCCGGAAAATGGGAGGAAAATGAAATGAACCATCTTTCTGTGGAACTGGTCTGGACGAAGATCCAGATGGGCATGACCATCCTGGGCGGCTGGCTGGGGTACTTTCTGGGCGGCATGGACGGGCTGCTCGTCGCCCTCGTCGTCTTCATGGCCCTGGACTACGTCACCGGACTCATGTGCGCCGTGGCGGAGAAGAAGCTGTCCAGCGCCGTGGGCTTTCGCGGGATCTGCAAAAAGGTGCTGATCCTGATGCTGGTGGGGCTGGCCAACATTGTGGACCTGCATGTGGTTGGAACGGGCAGCGCGCTGCGGGGCGCGGTGATTTGCTTCTACCTGAGCAATGAAGGCCTGTCCCTGCTGGAGAACGCGGCCCACATCGGCCTGCCTGTGCCGGATAAGCTCAAGGATGTGCTGGCCCAGCTGCACCGCCGGGAGGAGAAAAGCGGCGAAACCGGAAAAATCGAATGACGCTCTTCGGGCGGCGGAGCAATGGACGGCGGAGTGATCCGCCGTCTTCCCCGTCGGAAAATCCGGACTCAACAACGCAACAAAAAAGACCGACTGATCGACACAATCACAGGGAGGAAAAAACATGGCGCGCATCGATACGCCTTTTACCAACGAGCATTTCGTCGCCTGGTGCGAAAAGATGCTGGGACAGCCCTACTGGTACGGCGCCTGCGCCTACAAGGCCACCGCGGCGCTGCTGAACCGGAAAAGCAGACAGTATCCGTCCCATTACGGCAGTTCCCGCACAGCACGCTATCGGCAGGACATTCGGAACAGGGCCGTGGTCTGCGACTGCATCGGCGGCCTGAAAGGGTACTGCTGGACGGACGGAGGACAATCCGCCCTGGAAGCCATCGGGACGGACAAGGCCGTAGCCAGCCGCTATGGCGCCAACGGCTGCCCGGACAAAGGAGCCAACGGTATGTTCAGCTACGCCAAATCCAAAGGCATGGCCTGGGGAACCATAGACACGCTTCCGGATGTGATCGGGCTGGCGCTGTACCGGGACGGGCACGTGGGCTACACTGTAGGCGGCGGCTATGCGGTGGAGTGGCGGGGCTTTGCCTATGGCTGCGTCAAAACCAGAATCGCGGAACGGGACTGGACCCATTGGTACCAGATCCCCTTTCTGGACTATGGGAACGCCGGGTTTGACAGCCCGGGCGGCAGCGTCTTCACGCAGGCGGCGCTGGGCAGCCGTCTGCTGCAGAACGGCAGCCGGGGAACGGACGTGCAGTCCTTGCAGGAGCAGCTAATGAAGATGGGCTATTCCCTGGCGAAATACGGCGCGGACGGAAAGTTCGGAACGGAGACGGAAAAAGCGGTGAGGGCGTTCCAGCGGAAGGCCGGGCTGACCGTGGATGGAAAGTACGGGAGCCTGACCCACGACGCTCTCATGGACGCGGTATCCGATGAGGAAGCCGCCGACACGGAGCAGCCGCCCGTGGACAACGAAAAGAAAGTGGCGATCGTCTCTTCCGGCGGCAGGGTCAACATCCGCTGCGGCAATGGTGAAAGGTACGGCAGGATCACTCAGGCGTCCGCCGGGCAGCGCTTTCCCTATGTGGCCACCGCTCCAAACGGCTGGCACGCATTGGAAATTGCGGGCAAGGTGGGCTGGGTATCCGGGGCATTTTCCCGGGTCGTATAAAGAACACATTTCCCTTCACGGAGGCTTCGTCCTCCGCTTTTTCTTTTGTGAGAAAGGAAGGCCGGACATGACCCAGGAACAGAAGACATGGATCCTTCACTATCGGGAGCGGCAAATGACTTATCGCGAGATCGGCGAAAAGCTGGGGCTTTCCCCGGACACCGTCAAAACCTTCTGCCGTCGGAACACTCCGCAGGAGGACAGGACTGAGGCGAGCGCGTCGTCCCAATGCAGGAACTGCGGCGCGCCTGTTCACCCGCTTCCCGGCAGGCGGGAGCGCCTGTTCTGTAGCCCGGCCTGCCGCACCGCCTATTGGCGGAAGCATAACCTGCTGGGCAAGGCTCCCCGGTACTGCGCCGGGTGCGGCGCGCTGCTGACGGGCGGAAGCGTCTCCAGAAAGTACTGCAGCCACGCCTGCTATATCCGTCATCGCTTTGGAAGCACTGCGTCTCCGTCCGGGGAGAGCGAAAAGGAAACGCATTCCCGCCGATTGGAAGCAGACCCGACTGCAGCAGCGACAAACAAAAAGCCGACGGCCTCCCCTCGGGAGGAAGCTGAACCGACAGCGCCCATACTGACAAAGGAGCAGTTCGAGCGGGAACTGAACTACCGGGTGGCCCTTTCCATTGCCAGACAAATGCGGGAGGGCGGTCTGGTCACACCCGGAGAATTTGTGCAGATCGATAGGTTTCTGCGGCGGAAATTCTCTCCCGTATGGGGCGGTTTGTATCAAAATAACCCTTGATAGTTCCCCTCATAAGAGGGAATATGGACGGGAAAGGAGGCGAAAAGCCTGATGGAAAAAGTGATTCATTCCCTGACAGTCCCCGTGCCGCGGCCCCGGCTGCTCCGGGTGGCCGCCTACGCCCGGGTCTCCTCCGGCAAGGACGCCATGCTCCATTCCCTGTCCCGGCAGATCAGCTATTACAGCCAGAT